GTCGTAAGTAACTCCGTTAATTGTAATAGTTCTTGTGTTTGGTACTGGAGTATAACCTAATACGTTTTGCTTTGCATCTAAAGCACTTTGCAAATCCGTTTGAGCTGATAATGTTCCAGTAATACTTCCCCATGTAGAAGAGCCACTTCCGCCTCCGCCTCTATTAATGTTTACCTCAACTATGCTTGGAGTAATATTTAAAGTAACGTTATCGCTTGCATCTGTAACGCTTACATCAATGATATTTACACAAGTTTCTGCATCTATTGTTACGATTTCCGTAATTAGCTCTTGAGTAACATCAATGTTAACTTCCACAACTGAAGGAGTTACATTTACTGCAACTTCTTCAATTTCTTCCGTTACGTTAATATCAATTTTTTGGTCTGTCGGAGTTGCGGAAACAAGGATATTATTAGTGATTTCCGTAACACCTATTTCGATGTTTTCATCACACATAATTATCGTGTTATTTCTGGAGTGATATTAAATGATCCCGCAATGTAAGTCTTAACTACACCGCTTGCAAAAGTAATTTGAATGTCGTATTGGTATGTATCAACGGGAATATCAATAATTTGCTCATTGATTTTAAATAATCCCGAAGTTGCATTTGTAATCGTAATGCCCGCAGAACTTGCTGAAGTTAATGATAAAGCGGGGGATACATCGTTAGCATTCTTACGCAATTGCATCTTAATTACTGCGCCAGTTAAATTAACTGCTACCGTATCAATCTTTAATTCAAAGGCAACTTGATTAAAAGTATCGCCTTTTATATGTGTGAAATTAAGACTCATTGCTTATTTTTTTTAAAAATATTTGTAATTTTTTAACATTCTTTTCTTTTGGCTTATACTTACCTCTATAAGTACCAGCCTCCAAAATCTGCTTGTTTATCGGGATAGACATCTGCATTTGAGTTTGTATTGTATTCAGGAAAGCTTGATTGATTAAAGCTCATATAGTCAATAAACCTACGAGTATAATTTTGAGCAATGCTTCTTTCCTTTTCAACTAAAAAGTCAACCTCTGATTTCTCTACATTGGTGCTATTTTCGCTTCCATGCTTATAAACTCCTTTGTTAGCAATAGTATAAGCTGCAAATGGCATATATTCAACCATTGACCAATGTATAACCATTGGCTTAATATACACATTTAAAAGCATTAAATATGGATTAGCTAAGTTTCCCGCTACAATTCCATCGTTAATTTTATTAAAAAGCTTCGTACCCAAGTAATTTTGAATATGAATATCTTGTGCAACCTTTACCCATTGAATGAATTTATCGGTGTCTACATTGCCATTTAAGGCAGTGAACTTTACAATATCATCACGAGTTACAAATAATGCTTGAGCCATGCTTATTATCTATTTAAAAAACCTTGATTTGGCATATCAATAGGCTTTTGATATACTTTCTTATTATTTGTTGGTAATATCTCTCCCGCTTTTCTTGCTTGAGCTGGGCTAACCTCTTCGCTTCCTTTCTTTCTCGGGTCGGTAAAACGCTTATAAGTTTCACGAGTCCAAAAGTGATGGCAAGCTCCGCCTCCTTTGTAAAGAAATATATCGTAAGTATTTTCTCCCTTAGGTGACCAAGCTCCATTAGTAGAAGGCTTTGCGCTCATTTGCTCAATGTCCTCTTTGCGATAAAGCTTATTTGCCTTAATCATCTTTTGGCAGAACTCTCTTGAGTTAGCAGACAAATCGCCGCTATAACGATAACGGCTCATAAACAATTTTCCGTCTTGCTCCGACTTTATGTTTGGTCTTGCAACTCCAGTAGTTACAAATTCCCAAACTTTAGACATCAAAGACTTTTCAGGATTGTTTAACGCCTCAAGCTCCGCATCAAGCATAGCCTCATCTTCGTAACTTACTGGTCTTGAATCAATCAATTCCCACTCTGTCAAGTCAATCTCCTCTCCAAATTCTTCGACATCTAATTGGTCAATATGAGAAGATAGCTTTACGCCAGTTTCCTCTTCCATTGAGGCAGTATCAACTACTGGAGATAAGTCGGTAAACTCTAAAGGCTGAAGCGTTTTGAAATAAAGATTTAAGCTAATCTTATTAAATGCTAAAATCTCGTCAAACATATCGCAAAGATTCTCTTGGAATGGTCTGATAATCATATTGTCAAACAATACAAAAGCATTCTTTAACTCGTCAGCGTTTGAGCTAAATCCGTTAGCCGAAGGTATTCCAAATAGCAATCCTGAAGTTACTCCATGTCCTAAAAGAATTTTGCCTCTTGCCTCCTCGCTTAAATATTGGTAATGTTCTGGAGCATTATTTAACGGAACTGAATCAATAGTTGTTTTCTTCGTTTCATCGTTGTTAAACGCTACAATAGTTTTAACACCATGCGATCCCGAAGTCTTGCGCTTAACATCATTTGAAATTAGCTCTTGTTTTTCTTCGTCGGGAATACCGTTATTAAAATTAATAATAGTAGTAGGAGCAAATCCATTTTGTACATCATTGATTAAATAGTCTGCAATTTCTTCCTCAAGTTGAGCATAAGGCAAAGCTCCCAAGTAATCAACATTGGAATAGTATTTTTGTCCGATTGTATAGTTGCCAACAGAAATCAATTCTAAGGTCTTATCTCCGTAACCGAATGCTGGAATACGCTTAGGCGGGAATTTCTTTGTGTCTTGCCAATTATCGCTGTAATAGTAGCCAGTAATCTCTCCTTTATCATTGCATTTCTCTACACGAATATTCATTGTAGGAATATGCTCAACTCTTACAATAGAATTCTTTGCCTTATTGTAAATAAGTTGCAAGTATCCTTGACCTAAACGCTTGTAATCAACTACTAATTTCTTCACAACATCTTTGCGAAGTAACATTTTCATTTGAGCATACTCATTTGGCTTACGATTAGAATCTGTTGCATCTAATCCTTTGCCATAAATAAGCTTGCTAATTGAGTTGATAACCGAATTGTTAGTTGTCGATCCATTATAACGAGCATTTAAATAGCCGTAATAATCGTTGTTATCGCCAAACTCAACCCAATTATTCTTGTTACTCTCAATAGATTTCGGTGCTTTGTAAGCTTCCAATTCTACGAAATGGATATTACTCATAGAAAATTATGTTTTGATTGTTAGCTACATATTCTCCGTTATTAACTGAATATGTATCAATATCTTGGTTAGTACAAAATACTTTATCAAGATACACTAAATCTGTATTATTCTTGATAGTCATTGTGTAAAAATGTCCTTGCTCTAAAGCGACAATCTTACTAAATTTTAAATAGAAGCTTTCAGCAGTACAAGTAATTGCATACTCAACTTCCACATTGGTAGTTTCATTTCGCAAAAATAACTTGTTAGCAGTTGCAAGCCTTGTTGGTATGAATTTAACCTCTTGCGCTAATGCTGATTCTTTTAAGATTATCATAATTAATAAACGATAATAGTATAGGTTTGTTTTTAAATGAAAAAGGACGGAACATCTGTCCGCCCAATTTCAAACCTTAAACAACACAAAAAAACTAAACTCCAGCTACGATTGTAAAACCAGCAGATGATAAAGTAGTAGTCAAGAAGTTAGCTGGAACTGGCTCTTGTCCTGATAATACCAAAGTATATCCTGACAAATCTCCCATTGCAGCACCTGTAACGATTGTGCCTCCGCTTACTTCCATTCCATGTGCTAAACCACAATAGAACAAATTCCCGTTGTTATCTTCAACAATAACTTGAGGACGTCCATAAGAAAGCAATTTGATTTGCTTATGGTCTTTAATTGTTAATTTCTTCAAAGTCAAGTTTAGAGTTTGCTCGAAGAAAGTTGTACCATTTTCACGAGATGAAGTGATTGTTTGCTCAAAAGAAGAGTTCCCTTTCAAATCATATTTGTAAGCTGTTGGTGTACCAGCTACCGCAGAAATGGCATCCGTATCTGTAACATCGTATGTTACTCCAGTAGCATCGCCCTCGTTAACAAAGTAAACGGCTTTTAATCCTCCGTTACTTGTTTTGCAAGGCTCTAATCTACCAAGTGAAATATCACAAGCCATATTAAAATAAATTAAATGATTTTAAAATAAGCTCCCCGAATTAACGAGGAGCTATTAAGATGCTAATTAGTTAGCAGAGTTAGTGATACCGTAAGTAACGATATCTTCAACGATGCCGTATTGAACACCAGCAGTCATTCGCATTACT